CCCTCATCCCTGGCATCCCCAACCGCACCCTCTCCAAACTCAAAGCCGACGTGCTCGAACTCACCTTCCGGTCGGACGTTTCCGCCAGCGCCCAAGCAATCGTCAACCCCCTAACCGCCCTCCCGCACCTCGCCACAACCCTCGGCTGCCTAACAACCAGCACCATCCCAGGCGGCACCAGCCGCATCATCAACCGGGTGCGCAGCTAGCCACCCCAAACATGGCAAACTGCGCCCAGTCGTTAGGCTGAGCGCATGAGCACCAAAAAGCCCCAGCCCCGCGGCTACCTCGCCACCCCCCTCGACCGCGAAGAGCAGCGCCGCGTAGCAGCCCTATACCGCGAGCACGGCGGCCTCGTGAACCACATGGGCCGCAAACTCTGCCGCACCTACAAGGGCGTCCGCGCCGAAGACATATACAGCTGCATCAACATCGCCTTCATCAAGACCTGCCGCGCGTGGAACCCCGACAAGGGCACATTCTCCACCCTCCTCGGAGTCTTCAGTGTCGGCGAAGTCCGCCACTTCATCCGCGACCAAAACTGGTCCGTCAAGGCCCCCGCCTCCGTCCGATCCCTCGGCCTCCGCGCCCGCTACATGCTCCGCGCCGGCCTCTCCCAGTCGTACGTCTGCGAGGAACTGGGCACCACCCCCGAGGCCCTCAAGCTCGCCATCTTTTCCGTGCAGTCGCTCGACCACGACATCCGCGGCTTCCAAGACCATGTCTGCCCCCGCCCCACCCCGTGGGACGTACTCGAACTGAGCGAACTGGAGTCCCCCGAATTGGTAGGGGCAAACTAGGGGTATAGCGTCTCAGGACTCAGAACCGATGGCCACCGGCAGATTCTTTGCAGCCCTGGGCTACAAGACCTTCGTGAAGCTCGGCACCAGCGCCAGCACGATCCCCACCAGCTCCACCGGGATGACCCGGATCCTGTCGCTGGACAACACCGGCATCCAGGGCACCTCCGAGTCCACCTCCGTCCTCGACTACGACTCCGAGTTCGGCTTCCAGAACAACCTCATCACGAGCCAGAGCTACAGCCTTCCCTGCTCGATGAACCTCGATGTCAGCGACGCTGGCTACGAACTCCTCAAAATTGCCTCCCAGAAAGCCGCCAGCGGCGTCCTCCTGGAGTGGTATCGCGAAACCCCTGTCACGGACGGCTCCACCAGCAACCCCGAAGTCCACGCCGGCCTCGCCCAAGTCGGTGACTTCTCCGAGGACATCACCGCCGGCAACATCGCCAAGGTGAGCTTCACCCTCAACGGCTACGGCCGCTACGACTTCTACCGCCAAGGCAAGCCCGCCGCCACCCTGACCGTCACCAGCGCCGGCTCCGGCCTCACCGCCGCCACCTACACCCCCATCACCCTCATCCCCGTCACCCCCGCCCCAGGCGTCGGCTCCGGCAAAGGCCTCACCGCCAGCATCATCGTCGCCGCCGGTGGCACGGTCACCGCAGCCCCCACTGTCGTCTCCGGCGGCAGCAACTTCAAGGTCGGTGACACCTTCACCGTGGCCCTCGCCGACGTGGGTGGAGCGGGCGCCGACGTGGCTCCCACCTTCACCATCGCCACCGTCGCCTAAGCGCCTACGGCGCCTGCTCCGCCGCCAACTGCTTCCACCGCTGCACAAAAAACGGCAGCGGTGGCTGCGCCTCAAACGCCGCCTCGATCCAATTCCGGGGCGGCTTTTTGCCAGGCGCTGGCACGACCTCCGGCGATATCGGGCTGAGATACGGGTCCGGGTACGACCCCCGCAGCACCTGCGCCGCATACGGCGCTGTCCACGCAATGGTGAGACTCCCTGCAGCGACCCGTGGCACCTGCTGCGACGCGAGCAGCCTCCCCGTGTCCACGATGTCCCGATCCCCCTGCTGAATCACGACGCCTGTCCCGTATTTGGTTCGCACAGGCCTGCCTGGCATAAACAGGCTCTTGAACCGCAGCGTCGAGTTCGGCCAGTTCCATTTGACCGTCGTGATCTGTGTCCTCGCCTCCTCCGCGATGATCGGCGCGAAGTCCTCCAAAATCCGAGTGGTTCGCTGCACCAACAGCTCCGCGTTCCACTGCTTGATAACCAGCCTCGTCCGTGCCATCAGCTCTGGTTGCGACTCACAAGTCGCACTTTGCTACCCAGTGCCCCGGTGAGTACCTCCCCGAGCAGCCCCGTTGTCCCGTAGGGCAGCCGCGCCTCCAGCACCTCGCACTCCACCGCGGGCGCCCCCGCAAACTCCACCTCCCCTGCGGTCCCCACCCCCACACGCGAGTCGAGCGCCCCCGAGGTGATGTAGCCCTCGTACAGGGTGCTCACCACGCTCACCCCCGGATAGGTCGCCTCCGCCACGCTCTCCGCCTTCAGGTAGGCCGCGCACTCGATCGTCGCGGTGTTGGCCACCACGTTCCCGGTCTCGGCATCCACCGATGTCCCCGCCGCCGGCACCACAAAGGTCAACACCGAATTCTCCAAAGCCAGCAGCGCGGACATCCCCCCTCCGGGTGGGTCGTACTCCTAGTTTCCCACCCCGGCCGGAAAACTAGGACATAGGAACGCACCTCGCCCCGTGCCAGAAGAGTTAGGCTCAGCCGTACTCCGCATAGACGTTGACATTGAGTCGCTCCAAGCACAGCTCAACACGGCCCGCAAATTAGTCGAACGTCAACGTCCTTTCCAGTTTCAGTTAGACACTGGCACATCTGCACAACAATTCCGCCAGTTAGAAGCCTCAGGAAAAACACTTGAGGCCCAGTTCAAGCGCCTACTGTCGACACCCCTTAATCTTAACTCATCGGGTCTCAGAAAACTTGGCGATGACGCGGTTGAAGCCGGTCTACAGATCAACGATTTCGCTCGCGCTGTAGTCAACGGCAATAAGCCACTGGCCAATAGTATTGCTGCACTTCAGCAGCAAAGCTCTGCGTTTCGCACACTTGCCGCCAACGTCAAAATAGGCACTGCCGAGTACACCAACTTCACCCAAGCGGCGATCAAGGCAGAGCAAAAGCAACTATTTGCGGGGTTTTCTGAGATTGACGCCTCCCGTAAACTCTTCGCTGGAGGCAGTGGGTCGTTTGCCGATTCGTTCAGAGGCACCGACGAACTACTAGAGTTTAGCAAGCGAGTAGGAAACGCTCCTGCCGCAATAAAACTGTACGTGCAGGCACTGCAACAAGCGGCGGACGTTACATCCATAACGGACAAAAATTTTGCAAAGCTCAACGTCGAGATAGACCGCCAAACAAACGCACTGCAGCGGGCACAACAGGCGGCCACACGCTATAACCAGATATTTAATCTATCAAACCAGCCTAAAGCACTGCCTCCTGCCCGTGGTCCCGGACAGTTCGTGTTCTCCGGAGAACTTACTCCTGAGGAGCGACGTGCTCAGGAAGGGGCCGCCCGCCGCGCCGCCAAGATCGCGGACATCCAAAACGCCCAGACAGGCCCGGGATCGTCCCTACAGTTTCCGACCCTTAGCGGAGACCTAGAGCGCCTACAGGGTCTTGAATTTAGACTTAACAATGCCAAAAAAGGCAGTGCCGAATACGAAAAAGTCCTACGACTTCTAGCCTTTGCCCAAAAGAACTTTACAGCCGCGGTAGAGCAGAGCGCCCAGGCTCTAGCCAAGCAGCAGGCCGCCACCAGCGGATTCCGTGAATTCAGTCAATCCATCCAAGACCCTGTAGCGCGATCCACCCAGCGCGGACGGGAACGGGCTGCCCGCCGCACCGCTCGTGAACAGGAAGTCCAAGACACCTTCCAAGCGGACCTAGACCGGGTACGGGAACGCCGGTTGGTTGAACAGCAGGCCACCGCAGACAGAAACAAGGCTCGGCAAGATCGCCAAAAGCGTATCAGCGAAGCCGCCAGTTCCGGCACGATCGGCTTCGGCTTCCCGCTGCTCTTCGGGCAAGGCCTCGGCGCTGCCGCCGGTGGCGGTATCGGCGGCGCAGCCGGCGGTCTGCTTGGCGGCGGCTTCGGCTTCGCGCTGAGCATTATTGGCACCGCCGTCGGCGCCCAGTTCGACATCCTTATCACCAAATCCAAGGATCTCGCCAGCGCCCTGAGCGACCCGATCGCCAACTTCGACCTCCTCAAACAGAACAGCCAGCTCTCCAGCCGCGGCACCGAGCGCTACATCGAAGCCCTCATAAAAGTGGGACGTGAAGGCGAGGCCGCCGCTTTGATCCAGCAGGACCTCTCTAACACCTACGGCAACCTCGACGACGCCCGCAACCTCGCAAAGGCCCAAGACGAACTCGCCCGAAGCTGGTCCAAACTCAGCAGCATCCTCGCCGGTGGACTCCTCCCTGGCCTCGCAGACTTCACCGGCAATATCGCTTCGCTCCTCGAATCGGTCTCCGGTGGAAACCGCCAAGGCACCAACGCGCCGCAACGCGGCTCCAGCGCCCGCCCCACTTCCGGTGGAGGCGGGCTCGGTGGTGCTCTGTCAGACATGTCCCTATTTGCACTTTCCCCCTCCCTCTTCTTCCTCAACCAGATGGGAGGTCGGTCGCGCGGCGCCCAACAAGGCGCGGCCCAACGCCCCCTACCCACATCCCCCGAAGCCGTCCAAGCCCAAAAGGACCGCGCCTCCCTGCTCAGCAACGAGCTGCGCCTCATCACAGCGCAAACCCAAGGCTACAAGGAGCAGGAACTCAGCCTGAAGCTCGCGGTCGCCGCCGACAAGGAAAGGGTGGATCTGGCGGCGCTGCGCCTGCGCCTTGAAAAGGCCTCCCCGGACGCAAAGCCGGCTCTGCAGGTCGAGATCGACGCCCGTACCACCCAAGGCCTTAAGGAGCGCGTGCAACTGGAGGAGGAACTCGGCGAGGTCCGCCGCAAGAACCAGATCTCCCAGGAGACCCGCCCCGCGATCATGCAGCAGTCGCTCGCCCTGATGAACGCGCAGATCACGGGCTCCCAGCGCCAAGCCCTGATCGAGGAGCAGCGCCTCGCCGCACTGGAGACCGAGCGTCAGCTCCGCCTGGAGGGCAACCGCGACCCGGTGCGCCGCGGCGAGATCACCGACCAAGGCCTCCTCACACAGGCCCGCCTCACCGCCCAGCTCGCCCAGCTCGACAAGGAGCGGGCCGCCCTCGCCCGCCAAACCACCTTCGACGCCCGCGAACAGGCCCAAGTCGGCCAGCGCCAACTCACCTTCGCCCGCCAGCGCCTAACCACCGAGGCCGGAATCGTCCGCCAGACCCTGGAGCAGCGCCAGGCCGCCGTCGAGGCAATCGCCGCCGCCACCGAGCGCCAACAACGCGCCCAGTTCTCCTTCACCGAGGCTCTCCGCCAAGGTGGAGACGCCGGCCAACAACGCGCCTTCGAGATCGCTGCCAAGGATCTCCCCGAGGCCGGCCGCCAACTCCAGCTCAGCCTCATCAACGGCGCCACCGCCCTCAAAGACGCCGGCCGCGAGGTGGCTCGCAGCCTCGAAGAAAACGCCCGCTCCCTCCAGAACCTCTACCTCACCAGCGAATTCGCCACCGGCGAACAGCGCCAACGCGCCACCGCAGACCTTGACCGCCAAGTCGAGGCCGAGGCGCGGCGCCGCAACGTCCTCTTCACCGTCAGCGGCACCGAGAGGGAGCGCACCGCTGCCAAGCAGGGATTCCTCGACTTCGGCCGCCAAGAAAGCGAACTGATCCGCCAAGGCAACCAACTCTCCGAGGCCCTCGCCATCGCAAACAAACCTCTCGTCGACTCCAACACCGGCCTCGTATCCAGCCAAACCACCCTCATCGAGGCCATCAACACCCTCAACCAAAAGGACTGGGCCGTGAACCTGTCGGTAGCCTCTGATGGGACCGTCTCACCGACCGGCGACATCCTCTCCCGTGCTGCAGGAGCCCTATGACCATCACAATCGGCACCTTCACCACCAACGCCCTGACGGCCCAGCCCTTCGGCTACGAGGGCGAGGCCCGCACCGGCCTTACCGCCCGCACCTTCCGCATCGCCGGCCTCCTCACCCGCTCCCAGTGGCAAACCCTCGTCAGCGAATACAACGCCTGGCGCAACACCCGCATCACCGACGCCGACACCCTCTTCAGTGGAACGGTCGGCACCACCATCGCCCTGACCACCACCTCCACCAACGGCCTAAGCGTCACCTCCCTCGCCTGCTGGTTCGCCAACCCACCCTCCGGGGAACAAGCCGGCGCCTACATCTCCGCGTCATGCGTCCTCGTCGACGCCAACCAAGCCCTTGCGGTCCTGCTGCGCGAGGCCGAGAAATCCCGTCAGAACCAAGAGGCCACCTCCAAGCCCAGCCTCGGCACCATCACCTTCACCCGCGCCACCGGCACCAGCCCCATCGTCACCCTCACCGCCCCACCACTGACCCGCCAAGACGGCCCCACCGTCTCCCTGACCTCCACAGGCACCTCCTACATCACCGGCCCCCTGACGGCCCACAAGGTCCGCCAGATCGAGGGCTACCTGAGCACCGGCACCTATGACGATCTTCTCGCGTGGTACGACGAGACCATCGCCGCGGTCCCCGCTGCCACAAGCTGGTTCCCCACCACTGCCCCCACCGCCACCGCTGAGGTCATCATCAGCGGTGGCGTCAAGTCCACCCGCTACAACGTGTCCCTGACCGCCGTGCAGATCCTCTGATGGCTGTAGACATCCGCGCCACCGTCACCTGCTCGCTCGGCACCCTCATCAGCGGCAGCGTCAGCGACGACTACCTCCAAGGCAACGGCCTCATCCGCACCCGTGGCAGCGTCGTCATCAGTGGAACGATCACGCCAGCCATCGGCACCATCGTCACCTTCTCCTACACCAAAGGCGGCGTCACCCGCAACATCCCCCGCAAGCTCCGCGTCCTCTCCAGTTTCGCGGACCCCTACCGCCGCACCACCTCAATCGAGCTGGGCTGCAAACTCACCTACCTCGCCGACCTCCGCCCCGCCGTCAACTGGAGCGTCTTCAACGACCCCAACAACTCCACCTACAACGAGGACGATTCCAAAATTGTCACACTCCCCATCTGGGCCTCCAGTGTGATGAACGAGTGCCTCGCGCAACTCGGCATCAGCGCCAGCAGCATCCCGGTCACCAACAACTTCAGCATCGGGTCGTTCGACTTCAGCGCCGGTTATGTCTCTGTCCTGTCTGACATCCTCGTATCCGAGTGCTACTGCGGCTACCTAGACTACAACGAAGTCCTCCAAATTATCAACCTGCGTAGCGACGGTGGAACGGGACGTGTCTACACCGAAGCCAACATTATCGACCACGGCCCCATCAACAGTGGCCAGCTCCCCGGCGAAGCCGTAACCGTCAGCTACAGCACCCTCAAGCTGAAACCACCTGACCCGGCCGAACCCGTAGACGAACGTGAGCGCCGCAACTGGGAGCGTGAAACAAGTATCACAGGCCCTAACAATTATTACATAGGCAGCCGTACCTATTCGGGTATGGAAGTGGTTAAAACCACCGTTAGTTACACGGCCGTAGGCGACGTGGACGTACCTATAAGGCGCGAATCCATAGAGACTGCATCCACCGCCAAAATAGCCGGTAGTATAGGTACTGCTTACGTCACAAACGGCATAGCTTTTAATGCGTACATAGCCGTACTCCGCCGCGAAATAGAAACCAACAGCTACGACAAAGACGGTAACCGCACACGCACCGAAATAAATGTTTTTGAGAACCCCCTTGCATTTTACGGGAGTATAAGCCTTGACTATGTGTTTCCTAACCCAAACCCTGCATTCAGTCCGCAGTACGTCAGTGTCTCATCCTCAGGTACGGTACACCGAGAAAAGATCGTAACAACGTATCGCCGCATTGGAACCGCCGAGCAACAAACAACGCGCACCTACGTAGCTTGGCTTGTAAGCACCCCCGGTCAACAGGCTATTGCCGAAAATCGCGCCAACCTTAACACAATAGGTGCTGTCCGACGTTTCCTGGCACGCGTTTCCAATTCCGGCCTTGTCCTAGAGCGAACCGTTGTAACGATCAACACTCGCAACACAATCGGCGGTCGCCCACGCAACACCGCCGCCATTTCTCTAGCCAAAAAGGGCGACCCGGCCAGCAACTACCGCCAGCAAAGCACCTCACAACTACAACTGGCCCTAGGTAGTGGCACCGCACAGCGCCGTATCGAGTTCTCGATGCCCTACGCCCCGGACGACTTCTTCAACGGACCCTCCGGTGGTCCCTTCACTTCCTACCCGAGCGACGCCCCCACCAAGTCGAACAACTTCGGCCGCGTCCAGAACCGCCTCCTGCTGGGCAACCGCAACGGCATGAACCTGCAGCTCGCCCCCGAGGTACTGCCCGCGGCGCCGTTCGCCCCGATGTACGTCCAGGCCAACGGCCTCACCGCCCAGTACCGCGCCAACGGCAACCAGTGGTCGTTCGACTTCAACGGCATCGTCTGCAGCACCGACGCCCTCTTCTGGGCCGCCGTAGGTGGAACGGGCACCTTCTGGTTCCCTGTGGCCCCCGGCATCACCACCCTCCCCACAACCCCCGCCCCCGTCGACGGCAACATCACACCGGGCATAACAGTACCCCCATATAACGAACTTGTAGAGGTTCGCGCCGCTGCAGGCCCCGTCCTGCGCGTCACGTCGTTCCCCTACACCCTGCAGCCCCAGCTCACCGTCTTGGATCCTTTGGTGCTCCACGCAAAGCTCCACGTGGCCCGTATCAAGAAAATCGACATCCCTGCAGTAGACATCACCGTCGCTGCCCTAGTCCCCGAGTTCCGCGGCAGCAACACCATCGTCATTGTCCCGGCTCCCTCCACCATTGCAGTCGCCGCCCTTGTCCCCACGTCGTTCGGGCGTCCCAAGACCCGCATTCCCGTCCCCGTCAGCGATATATCTGTAGCTGCGCTTACCCCTGCAATCTCCTCGGGTGGATCGATCGCCGTTCCGGCCGCCGCCATCACGGTTGACGCCTTCGCCCCTGCGTCGGTCGGCGCCGGTAACGACCCATCGTTCAGTAGTGTCTCCCTCCTACTGCACATGGACGGGACCAACAACAGCACCACCGTTCTCGACAGCTCGCCATCGCCGAGCATTGTCACGGTGTTCACCGACGCCGTGCTCAGTACCGCCGACAGCAAGTTTGGCGGGGCCTCGGCTTACTTCGACGGCTCCGGCGGCTACATGATCACCCCGGCCAACGCCAACGTCCGCTTCGGCTCCGGTGAGTTCACTGTAGAGGGATGGATAAAGCGCAAGGGAAGCTGCCCCAACTCCGGCATCATCTGCGCCACCTACAACCTCACGACTTCCGTAAACTTCGCCGTTTGTTTAGGCGACACCGGCACAACCCATCGCCTACACGCCGGATTCTACGCCAGTAGCTGGAACTGGATCATCGACTCTGTTGACATACCGCTGGATGAGTGGATCCACTACGCATACGTGCGCAAGGCCAATCTCCTTTCGCTCTATAAGAGCGGAAACCTAGTCGGCACCCTCAGCTACAGCGGCAGCCTGCCCTCCGCCGACATGGCCACCCGAATCGGCCGCGGATGGGACGGCCAACGCTTCTTCAACGGCTACATCGACGAAACCCGCGTCACCAAGGGAGTGGGTCGCTACGAAACCGGCACCGGCGCCAACGCGAACAAAATGGTCTTCGCCGGCACCAACACGCTCGCCCTACCCACTGCCCCGTTCCCTGACAGCTGACACCCGGTAACCTAGGGGTAAGTCTGCGCGTGCCTCGTGGCCCCCACGATCAGCCTCTACAATCACACGACACGGTTGTTCGCCAATGGCACATTTGCGGCAGGCCACACCTACAAAGTCAAGCTCCTCACCGCCGCCACGTACGACGCCACCGACGTAACCCTCGCTGAAACCGGCGGCACCGAAGTCACGAACGCCAACGGCTACACCACCGGCGGCGTCGCCTTGACCGGCGTTGCGGTCACAACCGTCACCACCGACGACGCCAAGTTCGACGCGAACGACGCAACGTGGACCGCCACCGGCAGCGGCATCACCGCCTCGTTCGCCATCCTCTACAACGACACCGTCACCGACGATCCACCCGTAGCCTTCATCAACTTTGACGGCTCCGAATCCGCGGGCGCCGGAACCGACTTCATAGTCCAGTGGAACGTCAACGGCATCGTCACCTGGACAAAGGCCTGATATGGCAACCACCGCAACGATCAGCCAGCGCGAACTCAAGCGCCTCGCCGCCTTGGGCTACGAGACCAAAACCCTAAAGGTCATGCTCTGCGCAGTCGGCGAGTCCGGCTTCACGCCCGAGAGCACCGTCGCCAACTGGCAGTCTGTCGAGATCATCGGCAACGGCTACGCCCGCTACACCGCGACCATCGGCACCGGCACCTACAGCGACGTGACGGCCAGCTACAACATGCCCGTGATCGACGCCTCCTTCACCGCCTCCGACGACGGTTACAGCTACGACCGCGTCATCACCTACATCGACGGCGAGACCTACATCCACTCCGTCATCGCCGAAGACCCCAACATCACCCTGGCCCCCGGCCAAACCCAGACCTACCGAATCGAACTCGCCACCGATGACTGATGGCCACCAACATCAACATCAGCGTCGCAGGCCATGATCTAGTCGAACGCTCCAGACAGCAGCAACGCGACGCCCGCACAAACCGCCTCACCCTGGAGTCCGTCACAAAGGACGCCACAACCAACCGCGAGACTCTACTCAAGCAACCAACAGCGGACCCGCAGATACTCGCCCCGATCCGCTCCATCAACACCGAGACTGAGCCCTACTTCCGCGTAAATCGCCCCGCAGCCACTCGCGTACTCATTAAAGCCGATTACTACGTCATCACCTACGGTTTCGAGAGCCCAGGCCGCGACCTCGACACCCGCACCCAGCTAGTATTCCCAGAGACAAACGCGCTCAGCAACCCCGTCGGGTGGTGCAAGTTTGACTACGTTGACTACTCAGGTCGTCGTATCGTCGACTGGGGCGGAGACAACACAGGCTTTGGCGTGGAAAGTGTTCTCATTGACCGTAAGGCCTACGAAGAAGTTCTCACAGGCCCTATTCGTCTTAAACTCAGTGCCTTCTGGTTTAGCGTTCCAAACAGAGAAGTCCTCATAACAGTGACAGGTTACAAGGGTGGAACGATGGTAAAAGTTCCAGACGACTATACATGGATAAACCCCACTGCTCAGAAAGTGTGGAAGAACTTTAGTTCCCACGTAAGTACGTCTGTAGTTACAAATGCACCAAGTTGTATAGACGGTGATTTTATAGTGTATCTCACTATATACTATATAGCTGGCAAAATCAGTTATTCCTCCGAATTATGAGCGACCCTCGCACACTCCTTAGGCAGCTCCAGCTGCAGACGCAGGCTGCCCGCTACGCCCAGGCGCTGCGCGAGGCCAACCTCCGCATCATCAAACAGGTGGTACGCAAAGGCTGAGCGGCTACACTGTTAGCCAGCAACCCGCGACCCATCTGTGGATCTGCAGTACGTCCAGCCTCCAGCCGCCCACACCACCCGCCTCATCGGCAACGAGCAGTGCGGCGTCATCGAAATGGTGGTGCGCGGCGGTCTGCTGACCCGTGAGTCCGAACTGATTGCAGAGCTTGAGGCTGAGCACGCCTCTTCCCTGGAGATCGGCGCCAAGCTGGCCGAAGCCGTCGCGGCCGCTGAGAACATCACGATCACCGAGGCCTTCGACATCGTGCAAGCCGCCGTGCGCGAGGAAGAAATGGAACCCGCGGCCCGAGCCATCATGCTCCGCCACGCCTCCGAGATTGCGTCGATCGTCAAACTGCTTCACCGCAACGGCCGCCTCTCCCGGCAAGCCACGGTCACAGCCCTCATCCGCACCCGCGGCAACCGACCTGAGTGGACACACGCCGACACCCTCACGCTTGTTGGCCCCCTCTTCAACGGTATCTGGCAACTGGCCCTCGACGAGCAGAGCGCCGAAGATATGCCCTCCAGTCCTCCCACCGAGGACGAGCTAAAAAAGCCGCCGCAGGACAGCGCACCCACGCCCAAACCCCGTGGCACGAAATCTTCTGGGAGCTAGCCCACGGCTACCCCGGCCAGTTCCACCGCGAGACCTTCGGCGATGAGCTGCGCTGCGTCGTGCTCAAGGCGTGGCGCCAACTTCGCCGCATCCAACACGACGCCGCGCACCGCCACGAGCTGCCCATCGCAGCCCTCCAAGCCCTCACCGCCAACATCAACCGCGACACCAAGTCCCGCCCCAAACCGTTCACGGCTGCCGAGTTTGTCATCTACCGCCAGAGCGGCTCCGACGACACCCTGCTGCCAGGTCCCGTCGCAGCCACCGCACTCGCGCTTCGCGCCGAGCACAAGGATGCCCCCATCCTCCTCGCCGCCTGGGAGCAAGTTCTCGCCAGCGCCGACGACACCTCCCGCCCCCCGAGCATCCGCGCTCTCCACTCCGACGACCGCCAGGTCTGGGTCCTCTGCCCCGAGTGGGAAGGTCCCCACGTCCGCGGCGGCCTCGTAGCAGTCGGCGACAACCTGCACGGCCCCATCCGCCTCCGCGACGTGGATCGCCCCCTCTCCACCTACACGGTCATCCTCCCCGACCGCCGCACCTTCGCGTGGCTGGAGGCCGGCCTCCTACTGCGCACACCGGAA